TTCGGATGCTCAGTATGATCTGACGCTCGAAGAACTCGCAAAGCTGCCTATTAAGTGGTACGGTGGCGCGGACTTGTCAAAGCTCCACGACCTTACTGCTGCTGCTCTGTTCGGACATTGGAAGGAAAAGAACGTCGACATCATAATCACTCATGGCTTCTTTCCGGTCACGGCTGCCGCTCAAAAAGCGGAAGAGGATCAGATACCTCTTTTCGGTTGGAGAGATGACGGATGGCTTACTATGACGAACAGTCCGACCGTTGACACTGACGAAGTGGTCAAGTGGTTCCAGATGATGAAGGCGAAAGGCTTCAAGATCGTACAGATCGGACACGACCGGAAGTTCGCGAGAGAGTATGTGATAGGAATGAAAAAGGCTGGTTTCAACGTAGTTGACCAGCCTCAATATTATTACGTCAAATCTGAAGGATTCAGACACATAGAGAAAGCTGCCAAAGACAAGCGACTCTATTATCTGCACTCTGAAGCTTTTGAATACTGCCTTGCAAACGTCAAGGCGATAGAAAAGTCAGATGACATGATCCAGTTCGAGAAGATCGGACAGAACATGAGGATCGACTTGTTCGACGCGAGCGTTTTCGCCTGCGTGAGATATTTGAACGACTTAGAGAAGCCTGATCTGGCTTCGAGCTGGTTCGGAGGAAAGAAATGAGCACAAAACAGTCGACGAAAAAGAAGCGCGAGAAAGAATCGCCGAGCAAGGAAGCTGTCAAGGCTGAAGCAAAGAAGCAGCTCTTGGCTCTTATCCAGAACGGCGATATAGAGTGCGCTGGTTATACGTCACTCGACCATGATCCGACCATCCTGACAGCCTGTCAGGTAATTGCCGGACTTGTCGGCCTTGTATCGTGGCACATCATGGAAAACGGTGCAGGCGGTGACAGAAGGATTAAAAATGAACTATCGAGGAAGATCGACATAGATCCGAACTCGTTCACAACAAGAGCGGACTTTTATGAAGCTATCGCGATGAATATGCTGCTTTATGGCAACGGAAATGCAATCGTAAGACCTCACACGGAAAACGGTTATCTGAGAGATCTTGAAGTCGTTCCGATGGATAGAGTTACTTTCATGCCTGACAACATTCTCGGGTATGGTTACTGGATCTACATTGACGGTGTCAAATATGATCCGCGTGACCTCTTACACTTCAGACTTCATCCTGACAAGCAATATCCGTGGAAGGGAACCGGAATCAAGGTCGCGATTAAAGACATCGCGTTCAACTTAAAGCAGGCAGCTCACACGGAAAAAAGCTTCATGGCTTCGGATTACAAGCCACCGATCATCGTCAAGGTGCAGGCTATGGGCGAAGCGTTCCAGTCTAAAGCCGGACGTGACGAGATCGCCGAGGACTATCTGAAGACAAGCAAAGAAGGCGAGCCGTGGATCATTCCGGCAGAGCAGATGGAAGTCCAGAGCGTAAAGCCTCTGACACTTCAAGACCTGGCAATCGCTGACACTGTAAAAATGAACAAAGAGACGGCAGCTTCGATCGTCGGAGTTCCGTCGTTCCTGGTCGGCGTCGGAGAGTTCAAGAAAGACGAATATAACAACTTTATTCAGACCACAGTCCGAGAGATCGTCAACAAGATTCAGCAGACCATGACGAAAGGTCTCATCCTTTCGCCTAACTGGTATCTGAAAGGAAATGTCTGGGCTCTGCTCGATTGGGACGTTCAGCAGATCACTTCAGTATTTACTGCGATGGGTGATCGCGGATGGGTAACAGGTAACGAAGCCAGAGACAGGATCAATCTTGAACCGAAGGAAGGACTCGATGAGCTCAAAGTTCTCGAGAATTACATTCCTGCTGATATGTCAGGCAATCAAAACAAACTAAACGGAGGCAATTAGTATGGCAAAGTCGATTTTTGACGAGCATCCGGACATGAGGGTATTACAGCTCAGATCCGGAGAGTTTAAAACGAGGGAAGACGGCGAAGAGATGGTCATTGAAGGCTACTTCGCCGTTTTTAATAGCAATTACGAAATGTGGGAAGGTGCATCCGAGTCCATCGCCGAGGGAGCTTTTGACAGCTCTCTTTCGAACGATATTCGCGGACTGACAAACCACGACACGACGCTCGTGCTGGGACGTACAAAAGCGCACACACTCGAGCTGAAATCTGACTCACACGGTCTGTGGGGGCGTATCACTATCAATCCGAAAGATTCTGATGCTGTCAACACATACGAGCGAGTCAAGCGTGGAGACGTGGATCAGTGCTCGATCGGATTTATGGTCAAAAGCGAGGCAACCGATTTCCGAGCTGACGGCTCGATCCATTGGACGATTACGGATGTAGAACTTTTCGAAGTTTCCGTTTGCACTTTCCCTGCTTACGAAGAGACGAGTGTATCTGCAAGACATCGCGACGCTGACGAGCTCAAGAAGAGAGCTGACGAGGCGTGGAGACTTCAGATGAAAGAACGTCTCAATCCAAAAACAACTAAGGAGGAATAACCCATGCTTAGAGCTTTGATGCTTCGTAAGAAGATCAACGATGCAAAGGCAGCACTCGAGGCTTTGAAGGCTAACGAGTCTGACTTTGAGAGCAGAGCTTCGGAACTCCAGCAGAGAACCGATGAAGCTGCTCAGGCTATCGAAGAAGCTTCAACAGATGAAGAGAAGCAGGTTGTCGAAGATACCGTAACGGCTATCGAGAACGACCAGGCTGCTCTTGATTCTGAAAAGGCTGAAAACGATCAGAAGATAGGCGACCTCGAGAACGAGATCTCAGAGATGGAGAAGGAACTCGAAGAGGTTGAGGATCAGCAGAGAGCGAAAGCACCTGCAACAGAACCCGAAAAGGTAATCACTCCGGACGGAGAAATAAAAACAGAAAGGACAACAAGTAAGATGTTTAAGACAAGAGCACTTAACAACATGACTGACATCCAGAGAGCCGAGTTCGTTCAGCGCGAGGATGTTAAGAAGACTCTCGAAGAAGTAAGAACATTCATTAAGGAGAAGAGAAGCGTCACAGGCGCAAACCTCACAATCGGTGAGTCTATCCTCGGACTCGTAAGAGAGAATGTTATTGATTATTCAAAGCTTCTCTCCAGAGTAAACGCAGCAACAACAAACAAGGATGGCCGTGTTATCGTACAGGGTATCGTCTCAGAGGCTATCTGGACTGAGTGCTGTGCAGCTCTTAATGAGCTTAATCTTGAGTTTGGCCAGGTTGAGCTTGACTGCTACAAGGTTGCAGGTTATCTCGTACTTTGCAACGCTGCTATCGAAGACTCTGACATCGACCTCGTCGACGCAGTCGTAATCGGTCTCTCACAGTCTATCGGCAAGGCACTCGACAAGGCTATCATCTACGGAACAGGCGTCAAGATGCCTACTGGTGTAGTCACAGCAATCGCTGACATCGCTACTCAGCTCGTTACGATCAACAGTGCTGACCATGACAAGAAGTTCTTCCAGGACATCATCAAGGCAGCAGCTAAGGCTGACTCTAAGTATTCCCGTGGTGAAAAGCTCTGGATCATGAACGATCAGACCTATGCAACCGTTATGACCGAGGCAGTCGGTGTTGACGGTTCCGGTGCTTACGTTTCAATGGTCAATGGCAGGATGCCTGCTGTTGGTGGCGAGATCATCGTTCTCAACGACGTTCCTGACAACAATATCGTAATGGGTTACTTCGACCTCTATGCACTTCTCGAGAAGAAGGGCATCACGATCGACACATCTGAGCACGTTAAGTTCCTTGACGATCAGACCGTTGTTAGAGGCCGTGGCCGTTATGATGGTAAGCCCGTCATCGCGAGGGCTTTCGTTGCAATCGGAATCGGTTCAGCTCCTACGACAGAAGTCGAATTCCCCGGATCAGATCCCGAGTCCTGATATTTTGTGAGGTCAGACCATGAGCGAAAATGATAATACACTTTTGACTCGTCTCAAAATTGACATCGGAATCATCAACGACACGACGTTTGATAACAGGCTGACGAGTCTGATTCAGACAGCCGAGTCGGAGGTCAGCAAGTTCGTGGGCGAAAGTGTTGACACGTCTGACATTAGAGACGCGGAGCTCGTGATCGACTATGCAAGATGGCAGTGGTTATCCAGAAGAGAGCCGGCAGCGATGCCGGCTTCTCTTAAATACCGCTTAAATTGCAGAGCTTTCGAGCGGAATATTCCTGATGGTTCTGAAGAATCTTGAATTATATGCAAAGAGGTAAAAGATGGGACGCGACATATCATTCACCTTAGTAAGTTACGTCAAAACAAAAGACTCGACAGGGCAGATGATACCGAGCGGAAAACCCGTCGAGAGTTCGTGCATAGGCACTCTTAAAAGCGTGTCTCAAAATGAGTTTTTCAAAGCTGCTCAAGTGGGTTTTCAGTCTGAAGGCGTTATCGAGATGAATATTGCCGACTATAACGGACAGAAGACCATTCTTATAGGCGGTGATAAGTTCACGATATATCGCACTTATGCGAGAGAAGACGACTGGATCGAGCTCTATTACGGTGAGAGAGTGGGAGATTGATTATGGATAGTCTTTTAACACAGGTAAATGCTGTTTTAGCCCAATACACAAAGAACATTGATGAAAATATGCTCGCTGTTATGAACACGGCTTCCAAAGAAGGCGTAAAAAGGCTGAGAAAGACATCGCCAAAAGCGAAAGGCGGTGGAAAGTATGCAAGATCCTGGGCTGTTAAGAGAGAAAAAGGCACTTTTACGATCTATAACAAGCAACCGGGACTCACTCATCTTCTCGAAAACGGTCATGACATAGTCCGAAACGGCCGAAAGGTCGGCAGGGCTCCAGCTTATCCGCATATCAAAGATGTAGATGAATGGGTTGAAAAGACCATTATCGAAAGATTGGAGAACACATTATGAGCATTGAATCACTCAAAACGCTGCTCGAGACTGCCAAATTCAACGTATTTCTCGGCAAGGCTCCGGACGGAACGGCTTGTCCTTATGTTGTAATGGAAGACGTCACTCATCCGAACTTTGCAGCAGATAATTCAACTTTTACAAAAACGACCTCACTCAAGATCACTCTGGTCGAAAGTGAAGTCCATGACTGGTCTCTCATAGCAACTCTTGAAGGTGTGCTTAATTCCATACCGCTTCCTTACAGCAGCGACGATGCACAGGACACGGACGAGGATGCCTGCGAGACCTACTACTATATTTCATTTTTAGGAGGAACAAAAAATGCCTAATACTGATAAAAAGGTATTCTACGGACTCTCGAATGTTCACTATGCTCTTCTTACCGAGACTGAGGTTGACGGCCAGATCGTTACCAGTTACGGCGAAGTTAAGAGATGGCCCGGTGCGGTCAACCTGACATTCGATCCTAACGGCAACCCGATCATCTTC